CCCAACGGTTGTGGAGTCGGAGCAGGCGACGCACAGCAACGAACCTGCTCCGGCTCGCCGGTCACGTAAAACACGCAAGGCGGACTGATGGCATACACCACACTTGCATTGGTCAAGTCATCGTTAGGTATTCCCGATTCTGTAACGTCTGAGGACACCGCTATTACTGCTGCCATTGGTGCAGCTGAAGCGTTGATTGACAACTACACCGGACGCACCTTTGAAGTGTCCGCAACGTCAACCCGCACATATCTTCCACGCACCGCAAGCATTTTGGACGTGGACGACATCGCAACAACAACCGGTCTAGTCGTCAAAGTAGATAACGACCAAGACGGCACGTTTGAAACAACGTTGACCGTGACCACAGACTATGTGTTAGACGGCAACACCACGCCTTACCGGTTATTGACGAACGTAAATAACGGTTGGCCACTATCGCTATACGGTCGCCCAACTATTGAAGTGACCGCAAAGTTTGCTTACAGCGAAACAGCACCGGACAACATTAAACAAGCAGCCTTGTTAATGTCTTGCCGGTTGTATCAACGTAAAGCGTCACCGCTAGGGTTCCAAGCCGGTTCTATCCCTGAATTTGGTGCGGTGCGTATCTCACGCAATGACCCGGACGTGGCAGCCCTATTGCAAGGCGTGAAACTGCTCGGGGTTGCCTGATGGCTGATTACGGCACAATTAAAGAAGCGTTAGCGACACAGTTAAACACGTCAACTGTTGTTGAAGTTGTGTACGCCAACCCGCCGGAAGTGCCGTTTACCCCGTGCGCAATTATCATTCCGGCGACCGGAACTGCGGTCGAATACGGCGACGCTATGCAACGTGGCTTGCTGCAAATGTTCTTTACCGTCACGTTCCTTGTGCAAAGGTTTGACCTTGACAACAACGTTGTGCGCCTTGACCCGCTTATTTACGGTGACAACAGCGTAGACCAGTTACTTGCAGCTAACCGCACGTTAAGTGGTGCCGTGTCCTATGCCCGTGTAGTTAGTTGTGGCGACATCGGGAACATTGGCTACGGTGACGATATCTACCTAGGTGTAGACTTTGAACTGGAAGTGATGGTGGAACCATGAAATACAAAGTGACGAGTAATCGTGTGAAGGGCTACCAAATTGGTGATTTAGTCACCGCAGACGACCTTGCACGGTATAACATTGAAGCATTGGTGACCGCAGGCCACCTAAAGAAAACAGCAACACCAAAAAGCGATAAAGCCGAAAACGAGGAAGTGACCCAAAATGGCTAAGTTTGTTTACGATGACGTGTCAGTAACGGTCAATGCCGTTGACCTTTCAGACCACGTACAGTCCGTAACCCTATCGGCTGACGTGACCGAAGTTGACGTTACTGCTATGTCAGACTCATGGGATCAGTCATTGGCAGGACGCAAAAAGGTGTCCGGGTCAATTACGTTTTATCAGGACTTTGCAGCCGGTGAAGTTGACGCAACTATTTGGCCACTCATCGGTTCGACCACCACGATTACTATTCGTGCAACGTCAGACGCGGTTGGTGCAACCAACCCTGATTACGACGTAACAAATACGGTTATCACTTCGTACGGTTCCATTAACGGTGGCACCTACGGAGATGCTGCCATGACCACCGTCAATTTCAGCGGTGGAACTTTGGCACCAGCCACGACGTAACATAAACAGCCATTAACAAGGAGGGCGCATGTTACCTTTTGTCATTGAAGTAACCATGGAAGGCGGAGAACCCGCCGAATATGAAATCACCCTGCCCGCACTAGTTGCGTGGGAGGACTTTCACACAGACATGAGTTTTAAAGAATGGCAGAGCAAACAGACATGGAAGGGACTTGCCTACCTAGGGTTTGCAGCTATCAAAGTGACCGGTGCAACACTTAAACCGTTCAAAGAATGGGTTAACACCGTCACAGAGGTTCGACTAGTCCCAAAAGACGAGTAGACGGCAAACCCCGTGTCAACACGTATTGGGCGCGGGAAGTAGCAGCCATGGCGATACGTACCGGTATTGCACCTAATGACCTGATGGACACGCCAACGCTAGTATTGCAAGAAATGCGTGCAATGCTACTGGAACACCAACAAGGTTAAATTATGGCTGACTTAAACATAGGCGTTGTCCGACACGTCAAATATGTGCAAGGACGCGGGCAGGGCATTGGGTTTGAAATTGAAGGTATAAACAAACTGCGCCGTGCGCTAGTCAAACTTGACGACCAAGCCCGTGACGACTTTAAACAAGCCGGGTTTGACGCAGCAAACATTGTTGTGAAAGAAGCGCAACGCCTTGTGCCTAAGCGGTCAGGAAAATTACAAAAGTCGATTAGGGCAGGCAAAGTTGTGTCCGGGGCAAAAGTGTCTGCCGGTCGCAAAACCGTTCCTTATGCCGGTGCTATCCATTTCGGTTGGGCGCGTCGCAACATACGCCCTAACCCGTTCTTGTATGATGCAGCAGACAACCGGGTTAACGAAGTGATGGACACCTACATTGAACAGGTGTACGAAATTTGGAATAGGAACGTCTAATGCCGTCTAAAAAAGCGTCCATATCTATCAACTTGTTGGCGGACGCTACCAAGGCTAAAGCCGGGTTTGCGGAAGCAGAAAAGGCAGCAGGCGGGCTAGACAAGCAGTTTGGGAACATCGCTAAAACCGCTGTCAATGCGTTTGCTACGCGTGAAATAATCAACTTTGGTAAAGGTGCGGTAAGCGCAGCTAGTGACCTTGCAGAGTCCGCTAACGCTGTTGCGGTCACGTTTGGTGAAGCAGGCGACCAAATCCTGAAACTAGGTGAGAACGCAGCCGAAGCAGTCGGGTTGTCGGCAAAAGACTTCAACGGGTTCGCAGTGCAGTTTGCCGGGTTTACCCGCCAGTTAGCCACGGCAGACAAAGACATTGTTGACGTTACAGACGAATTGACGGTTCGTATAGCGGACTTTGCGTCTGTCATGAACCTTGACGTGCCAGACGCAGCACAAAAGTTCCAGAGCGCGTTGGCGGGTTCCACGGAACCTATGCGGGCTTTCGGTATTGACGTGTCCGCAGCAGCCGTGCAGACCTACGCATTAGAGAACGGCATTACCGATAACGCAGCTGCCATGACGGAAGCGGAGAAGGTGCAAGCCCGCTACGGGCTTATCATGGAACAGACCGCACAGATGTCGGGCGACTTTGCTAACACGTCTGACGGTTTGGCAAACAGTCAACGCATTTTGGCTGCCGAAATGGAAAACATTAAAGCGACGGTAGGTCAAGCGTTAGTGCCTGCGTTGCAAGGTGTCATGGGTGCCGTCACCCCGGTGCTAGAAGCGTTTACGGCGTTACCGGAAGAAATGCAGCAGGTTGTTGTGTTGGCTACCGCGGGTGCGTTTGGTGTTCGTTCGTTCAGTAACACGCTGAAGGGGTTTGGTGTCCGGGCAGGTGTCGCAAATGTGGCTGTCGGCGGTTTGGCGGGTGCTCTAACTGCGGTGTCTGTCGCATTGTCTGAAATAGCGAAACGTCAAGAGGACGTGAACGCAGCAACAGCAGACATGAACGCAGCGTTGGAAGCGTCCAACGACGTGTTTGACAATCGCGCTAGAAAAGTTATTGAAAACGAATTGTTGACCGGTGAATTAGGCGACGCTATTGAATTGTTAGGTATTGACCTTGACGACATGACCGCAGCAGCGTTAGGGGACGCAGACGCTATTGACCGGGTGAATGAGGCAACGCAAGCAGCATTGCCACAAGGCATTGACTTTGGTTACGTGTTGCGTGGCACTATTGGTTTGCTGAACGATGAAGAAGAAGCAGCCCGGTTGGTGCGTGACACCATGGTTGGCTATCAAGATGCAATTGAACAGACCGCACGCGACCAACAACGTTTAACAGAGCGTGTCAGCGACACGGACGCAGAAATGCGCCGGTTCATGGACATTATCGAATATGACAATATTTATAACTTCACGGAGGACTTGCAGGAAGCTGCCACCGGCATGTCTGAACTGCGTAAAGAAACGTTTAGGACAGACACAGAACTTGACCGATTGTTTGGACGGTTAGATGACGAACAAGCCATAGCCGATTTTATTACGGCAATGGAAGATGCCAACGAAACAATGCGAGGTGCGCGCGAAGGAACCGCCGAATATGAACAAGGGCAACGTGACTTGCTGTTTGCGTTAGAAGATTTAATTGAGGGACACAGCAACGTTGACGCAGCATTAGCGAAGGAACTTATACCGCTAGTCAAAACAGGCGACATTGACTCAACGATAGAAAAACTGGAAACGTTGTTGGCGTTACTAGGTGCGATACCGCAAGACATACAAATTGCGATTGACGCAGGCGGGTTCGGTTTGTCCGCAGCTGAACTAGCCAACATGCCGTCCACCGTGTACGGGTTCGGTCGTCAACCGGGCGCACAAGACGGGTTTACCGCCAACGTCTACATTTCGGCGGGTGTCATTACTGACCCGGTGGAACTAGGCAAAACCACGGTCGAAGCAATTAACGAGTATTACGCCATTGGTGGAAGCAAAATTGCGCTATGACCATTACCTACAATGACGCAACCTACACATACGACGACACAGGTTTAACGTATGACGGGACGCTACCCCAATTTGACGGGGCAACTATCACGGTGCAAGCAGCGTTTGGTGAAGCACCGCTAACAGTTGACCCGTCTTGGCAAGACGTAACCGAATGGGTGCGAGACGTTAAAATTGCGCGTGGCAGACGGTCAGAATACACAACGTTTGGTGTTGGCACCGCCACAATAACGTTAGACAACCGTGACCGCAGGTTTGACCCGGCGTACACGTCAAGCCCGTATTACGGCGATTTAAACCCTATGGTGCCTATCCGGGTGCAAGCCACATACAGCGGAACTACATATACGGTGTTTTACGGGTTCGCTCAGGGTTGGCCAACGTCATATTCAATGCCAAACGTTGACGCAGTAGCACGTGTGACTGCCGTGGACGGGTCACGTATTCTTAGCAACACTTATTTACCGGAATACGCGTTGCATTACGAAATGGCGCAAGACGGACTGTTCAAACATTATCCGTTGCAGACGTTTGAACGTTCAACCGGCACCAACCCGTTGTGGACATATATAAAAACGTATGACTACACCGGCGAAACATATATTTATTGCAAACAGGCGCGCGCACGCGAGGAACGGCAAGAACTACCCGTAGGCGCGTCGTCTAGTTTGTGGCTAGACCCCGGCGGGAACGACAGCGAAAACACAAACAACGCCACATTTCCTCATTGTCGCACCATTGAGTATTGGTTTAGTTCCGAAGCGGACACGTTCACTAGCAGCCAAACCGGCGGTGCAACGGTTGGTCGTCTATTAGGTACAGGTAATTACTCAATTGCTGTGTACATTAGATATGACCTGTCAACACTGCAATGGCAGTTGTACGACGTTGTTTTTATATCTGACGAATTAAGTTTGTACGGTTATTCCTACGGTATTGCACAGCCGTTGACCGTTAATAGTGGCATGAACCACCTTGTAGGAACGCTTGACGGCAACAACTTCAAAATATATTTAAACGGTTCACTGATTTATACAGAAATTTTGTCGACGTCTGGAAGCCCGGTTGGTACTACCGGTGCAGCCTCCGTTGGTATTGGTTCCGGTGTCGCAACACAAGACGTACATTTTGTGTTCTCTCACCTTGCTGCCCTTACAGAATCGTTGACCGCAACAGACGTGCAACGCCATTACAACGCCGGTTTAGGGTTCCCGGAATTGTCATCGGAACGGTTGACACGCATATTGGACAACACAAACTGGCCAACCGTGTGGCGTGACATTGACACCGGCCTACAAAACGTCAACGCATATTTGCCGGACGCAGACACACCAAACACGTATTGGCAACAGATTATTGCAGCTGAACAGGGCAACATTTTTGTCAACCGTGAAGGTTACGTACAAATGTTGAACCGCACCGCAACAGAAACAGCAAACATTGTTGCCATTTTTGATGACACCGGAACAGACGCACCGTTTAGCGGGCTACAAGTTGACGCAAACAGTATCGACACAATCCGTAACAACATTATTGTGCGATACACAACCGGTGAAGTTGTGTCTAGTGACAGCACGTCAATTACTGCTTACGGTGAAAGCAGCGAAACCGTTGACGCACGTTTGATAGATAATGCAGCTGATGCAACAACTATTGGGGACAATATTCTTGCCCGTGCGAAAGACCCTCGCACCCGCATAACACAATTGAACGTCAATGTGCGGTCTGATACAGCGACAGCGTTGCCGGTTGTTGCGCCGTTAGACATTGGTCAGGACGTTGTAGTTGTGTTTACACCTACGGGGGTTGGTGACCCGTTGTGGCGTGCCGTGACGGTGCAAGGCGTTAGACATACAATTACTAGTGATAGTTGGGAAACAGAACTGTATTTGGCACCGGGGGCTATCAACACTAATGGTGCGCTACTAGTATTGAATGACGACACGTACGGCAAACTTGATTCAGGAAACAAACTAGGATAGGACTATGGCAACTAATTGGCCTAACAGCGTGCAGACGTTCACGAACCCTACTAGCGGGTCTTCGCTTAACTCTCCGTCGCACGCCGACCAGCACGCCACCGTTAACGACACGGTAGAAGCGTTACAGCAGTACGCCGGGTTAGTCTTGGTGAAATCGGTTTCTATTGGGTCTGGCGTGTCATCGGTAACCGTTACCGACGCGTTTGACGCACGGTACGACAGTAACCGCATTGTCATAGATATAGACCAAAGTAGTTCTGATGGGGCGTTTCGGTTGCAATTAGGAAGCACAACTACCGGCTACTATGGTGGTCATTACGGTTACCGTTGGACTGGCGTTGCGTATTCAGACATTCAAAACAACGGTTCTCAGCCTAGCATTGGTGCAAGTGGTGGCGGTCGTGGCGGTTTTACAGTCATTGACATTAACGACGCACATAAAACCGATTTAACAGCGTGGCACGGCACATGGACTTATCGCAGAATTAGTAGCGGTTTAGGTGCGTTTGGTCATTGTGGGGGAATTGTTGACAATTCAACTTCGTACACTTCGTTTACGTTGGCGGTTGATTCAGCAACAATGACGGGTGGCACTATTCGGGTGTACGGATACAACAACGGGTGATAACAGATGGCTACATGGACACGACAAGAACTAGAAACTTTATACCCCGCCGGAACAGTCAACGTACAAGTAGACGACACCGTAACCCCCATGTCTGACGATGAGTGGTCGGCGTGGATTGACGCACAGGTTGGAACTGAAAAAGTAGAGGAGCCGACACCATGACCGTACCGGGCGACTTCACCGCCGGCGACGTACTACAAGCCTCAGACATGAACGGGTTACCGGCAGGCGTTATTGGTTACGGCAATTTAGAAGCCGACCAGTATTGGACAACTAGTTATGTAGACATAACCAATTTGTCAGTAACTTTTACTGCGGACGCGTCACGACTTTACAAAGCGTCGTTTATTGGTTTGTGTAGTCAATCCAGTTTTCTCATTATTACGGACGGCAGCAACAACCAGTTGCAACAGATGGAAAACAATGCAACCGGTTTTATTACAATCAGCGGTTTTGTGTTGTTGTCTGGCATAAGTGGTTCATACACGGTAAAAGCACGCGGTAAAGGCGGTTCTACGGGCGCAAGTTACCGTTTAGAGGCAGCCAACGTAAGACCTGCAACTTTGGTTGTTGAGGACATTGGCGCAGCATGATTAGGGCAACTATCGCAATTATGTTCGGCATTGTGCTTATCGGCATTGGTATGTGGGGACTAATGGAATGAACCCGTACGACCGGGCGCGCACAACATGGGAGCAACCCGGCTACAGCATTGGTGAACACACAAACAGTCCGCCGGTCAACTGGTCAAACATTGACAACATTGTTTTGCATTACACGGCAGACAAAAAAGCCAACCCGGACACCGCACAATATTTAGCGAACATTCAACGATCATACGTGAACGGGCGTGGCTACAGCATTGGTTACAGCGTTGCGGTAGACCAAACCGGACTGTCATGGGAACTACGAGGAACCGACTACACCCCGGCAGCCAACAAAGGGTTTAACAACGTTACGTGGGTCATTCTGTGTTTGGTTGACTGGCAAGACCCGTGCAACCTAGCGATGATAGAAACCGTGCGTGGGCTAGTAAAGTTTGCACGCACACAAATAGGGCGTGACGTGCCGGTAATCGGTCACCGTGACCTTGCAGCTACCCAATGTCCCGGTAACGGGATATACGCCCAAATAGAAGAAAAAGTATTTGAACCCGTAAACCCTGAACCGT